ATGATTAAAAGATACAACGAAGAATACTTTTTAACAGAAATAAAAAACAAATTCGATTTTCTTTTCAATGACTATAATTTCAATATAGTCAGCTCTGAGATGCTAAATTATAATGGGTATCAGCTCGTAATTCGTTCGAATGATTTATTTATTGAATTTTATTTTGATAGAAATAAAGTTTGGATAGTTGAAATTAGCAAAAATCACAATGTAAAAGATGCCTTTTCAATTGGAACAATAAAGCAATGGTTCGATGGAACTGAAAACGATTACGAACTTTTTAGTTTAGATGAAAGCAGTCTTTTTCTTAAAAACAATTTAGATACTATTTTGGATTTATTTGGTTCATCTAAATATTCAGAAACAATTAGGTCTTTAACAGAATTGAGTGATAAATTAGTCAACAAAAGATTTCCGGGTGTCAATTATAAATCTAATTATTAACAGTATCTATCATTTTAGTATAACCTCTTTAATAAGTAGAAAGTCAAGAGGATATAAAAATAGTGTTCAATCCATTTTATGGATATGTTAGAATACTAAGGTAAAGCGATTAGATAAGGATATCCACCATGCTTAGTTGAATCGATTGCCCAGGTGTTTGTGAAATCCCAGCCAATAAAAGTGTTGATGTCTTTTAGCTGTGATGATGTTTTTGGGGCGGGGTGTTGTGATGCAATTAATCTTACTGAACCGTAAACTGTGTTTGGTTCTGCAAAGCTTGTAATATCACAAAAGTTATAAGTGCTATCGATAATTAGAGCAGTATTTAGGGAATTATCTGCCGTGTAAAACCCGCCGCTTTGATTTACACCAAAGCATTGATTGTTAGCTGCATAGTTCTGATGAAATGTATGGATGTTATCTGTGCCTGCGTAACCGAATATGCCACCCCAACCCCAGGGATGATTATAGGGTGCACCACCGTTTCCAAAATCTGCTACGTTAGAATGTGAATAGTTGTACCTGAATGTTGAGCCGGGTGATAAAATAATACCGATCAATCCACCACCAATGTTTTTGCGTGTAGTTGTAGTTATACGTGAGTAAAAGTAATTGTACCGCGAACCATTATATTCAAATGGAATTGAGGCTGAACCATCGGGAATAATACCTACAATACCGCCAACATAATGGGCTGTAGATGTAGAAAAGTAATGGATAGTATCGTACTCAACTAAGCAATAGCGAATAAAAGACTGCTTACCTACAGTAGGTGTTGAATTAACCCTGGCTGTTAAAAGGCCGACATAGGATAAGGAAGGGAATGTGGTTGGGCTATTAGTAAAATATATAGTAGAGTTTTTAATTGTGATGTTTGAAAATTGAACTTCTGTATTTAAAAAGTATGATGCAAGAATTGAAGCTGAAAAAACCAAGGCACTTGTAGTTGTAATTGAGGACTTAACGATTTTTATTCCATCTAAAACAATATTCTTTACCCTGAATGAACCAGATGATTTGCCAGCAAATATACCAAGTGTATATGCTGATGTAGAACTACTGTAAATACCTGCTGTTTGTTTTATACCGCTTAGAGTGTAGCCTTTGCCATCGAGTGAGAATGTGCCTGAATTATTATCGTTTGGGATAGGTACAAATTCCGGAATAGATGAGCAATCAATATCGTTTGCAAGTTCATAGTATTTATTGTTAAGGCCGAGGTATCTTATTGAATCGATGTGTTCTGCTTTGGATAATATGTAAGGATCGACTTCGGTACCATTACCAGTAATATGTGAAATCTGATTTTGCTTAATACTAAGCGAATGGCGGGAATTGTTGAATTGTTTAATTGTTTTGATTGACGGACTGGTTAGCGATTGACTAAAAGTATCCGAAAACAGAATAATAAATATGATTAAGAAATACTTCATTTATCTACCTTCTAAAATTATCCTGATGTTTGCTGTGGATACTGCTTTGAAATAATAATCATCAAATAAAACTGCATCTCTTTGAATTGAAGTGTAGGATTCGTTTGCTTTAAGTCTGAATGTTTTAACTGCTTCAAAATCTTTTGTTGATGACATATCGATATCTGCATCGGTTGTAATGGTTAATACATACCAGTACTTAAAATAAGTTGATGGCTGGGATGTGAATATGTTTTGCAATGAATCCACCGACGTGGTTAGTGCTGTTGAGTTTGCAATTGAATTAGTTGCACCAATAGTTTGGCTGGAGATGCCCTGCGGAAAAATGAGAAACGAGAGAAGAAAGACGAGAAACGATATTAAAACAATTGTAAATTTCATTTTATACCTCAGTTAAAAAGGGGGGATTGTAATAATCCCCTGAATAATTAAACTAATAAGATGCGGATAAGCTGACCTGCTGCAGAAGCGGTATCCATAGCATAGCCTTCTAATGGACCTGCACTGAATGGAACAGCTACACCGTCATCGAATACTTCTATTGCACCGCCAAGAGATATTGCATCGCCAGTTTCTACAATAGCTATACCTTTAGCTGTTACAGGAACGTACTCGTTTTCATTAGTGGCTGCATTAACTACGCCAAGTGCTTTAGCAGAAGGGGCGGCGTATGCACCTGCGAAACTTACAAAGCGGTTTTTTAGAATCTGAGTTGCTTCAGTGCATTTGACTGAAGTGATTAAAATAGGTTGCTCGGTTAACATTATTTGTTACTCCTTTTTTTAGTTTCAGGTTTAATTACGGGTTCAAGAGATTTTGAACTATCTGATTTAATAAGATCAAGAAAATCAGAAATGCTTACAGCTTCTTTATCTTCAAGATCGATTGTACTGCCTTCAGGAAATAATTTGCCTTTGTGCATTATGTCTGTGTTTTTGATTATGTATGTTTTCATTTATGCCTCATACTTCGACAAGCTCAGTATGACACTAAGCGTTTGTATCGTTGATTAAATAACCTGCATCTGCACCAAGGACTTTAGGAATGAAAATATCTGTGTTACGGATAATTTCTACCTTTCCACCTTCAGTGTATGAATCGACTACAGGATTGTTTTTCTTTCTGAGCGTATAACCAAATGCAGGTTCGTAATAAGAACGAGGTGCATCAGGATTAGCTTTAGGTACATAGGCTATAACTACGTTATCTGACCATATATCTGTGAATACGCCTGCATCAGTTGAATAAACAGAATCGCCTATATAGAGTTCATCAAAATCAAGTAAACTCTTTAACAGGGCAGGTGTCATTACTGCTGTTTGAGTGTATTTAATTCGATCTAAAATAGCAGGATGGTTCTTTAATGCATTATAAGCTGAAGCACCGATAACACAAACATTTGGTCTTTGTGCAATCTTTGCTCTTACTGCTTCTTTGGCTGTATCGAAAACAGTAAATGGATTTGAAGATGTATTGGTGAACTTATCACCAGCGGCAAGAGTGACTTTATTGCCTACCGGATAAGTAGCTAGGTTTTGAGCAAGATCGGCTGCGAGCTTTTCCAGGCGAAGTGATATACCATCGGTAACAACATTAGTGGCGTGAAGCCTTAAAGGAAGTATATCTTCTTCCTGCTCGCGGTAATCGATTGGATATTCAAGATCGTGCTCTGTAAGAACAAAATCTATTTCACTTCTGTTTTCCGGATTGATACGATTTGATTTAGCCCTTATTGCTCTTTCTGTATTGTAAATCTTGAAAGCTTCTTTAGTGAACTGCGGTATCTTGCCGCCTTCTTTATTTACAGATACGATAGGGAACAGGTTTGTTGCAACGTGTGAAGCGTTTTTGAAACCACGTGCAATGTTTGTTAGAACAGGATCTACGACTCTTTTCTTTTGTAATGTACTCATTTATAACTCCCAAGTTATTAATAATGTTTAATGTTCAGTGTTAAATGTTCAATGGTTAGAAACAGAAAGCTTTTTGACGGCGTTTAAGTAAGTGATATTTTCTTTTTTGGATAAAGCAAGTGCTTTACTGTGAAGTGCTTTTGCTTCTGAATCTATTGAATACTCAGAGAACTCATCTGTTAGTTTATCTGATTCAAATTCGGGTTTCTCTGCAAAGTTTTCATAATAGATTACTTTTGGAAATGAATTGACAAGATCAGTAAGCAGATGATTTAGTTCTTTATTGAATTTATCCTGGCTGAAATCTGCGCTAAAGTTTTGAGCTTCAGCGAAGTTAGAGACAGCAAGTAATTTATCTTTGATAGCCGGAGTAAGAGAACCCTCCCCCAATTTATTTTCAAGAAGGCTCTCAAACTCTGACTTGTTTAATTTGGATTTAAGTGAATTGATCTCAGTACTTAGCTGATTGAATTTGACTGTAAGATCGTTGTTCTGTGATTCACTGAAATTATTGTTCAATTGTTTAATTGTTTCATTGATTGAATTTAATTGATTTGTGATGTTATCGAGTAATGAAATATCACTGTTCAATTGCCCCGATAGATCGGGGTCTTCGCTTTGCTTCGATTTCATTGATTGCTCATCGAGTTCAAATTCGATTACTGTTGAAGAAGGCTGAGAGAATTGAATATCTGCCAGACCTTTAACAGCAGGGGCAGCACCACCGAGAAAACCTACGTGCCTTAGTTTACCATCGGGTGTAAGTGATATACTTCTTTTCTTGTATCTTCCTTCCTGTACTGCATTAAGGAAATCCGGATGAAGTTTATCATCGGGAGCATCGGCAACAAGCTTGCCATCCTCTGTAACTTCCAGAGAAGAAATCCAGCCGTAAGCAGGTGAATTATCTAAAGGGTGACCAATTACAATTGGCGCTTCATCTTCTGAGGGGTTATAAGATTGTGCTATAAAGTTGAGATCATCGAGCGAATACTCTTTGGTAAGCCCCTTATCTGAAGTATGGGTACCAGTTTTGAAAATTTCAAATTTCATTGAAAGAATCCTCCAATTATGAGTTAAACCTAATTTATTTAGGAAAAATATACATCCTCCCTAACAAATATACGGAAAAAACTTGAATAATACAAATAATTTAGGTATATTTGTATAGGAGGGCAATAAAATTTTGTATTTTTATTAAAATGCCTAATAAATTTAGGTTATTGGAGGAAAAAATGAGGGCTAAGAAAGAAATACCTATCGAAAAGCAGGTTGAAAAACTTGCGTCTTACGGACTAACCAATAAAGAAATAGCAGAAGCACTTGGATTTGATGACAGTACCCTGAAAAGGAAATTTGAGAATTTTCTGACAAAAGGGAAGGCTAACCTTAAACAGCGATTAAAGAGAAAGCAGATTGATGTAGCACTTGGCGGAAATGTGTCTATGCTTATCTGGCTGGGTAAACAGTATTTAGGGCAAGCTGATAAACTGGATGAGAATGGGGAGTATGAAATAGTGATCAATCGAAAAGAAGTTAGTGGTAAGTAGTGAGTAGTTGGTAGGATGAAGAAGCAAATAGGATTAGATATTGGTTATCATACCAAACAGAAAGAGATTTTTGATGCTCCTGAAAGATTTAAGGTAATTGCTAAAGGACGAAGATTTGGTTTAACACGTGGCTTTGCAAATTATGTAATTGAACAAATGTTGAATGGTGTTACACCTATTCTCTGGGTTGATACTATTTACGGGAATATTGAAAGATATGTTGAGAGATATTTTGTGCCTGTGCTTAAAGGATTGCCTAAGAATTACTGGAAGTACCGGGGCAATAGAAATGAATTAAGAATAGGAAAAAGCGTATGTGATTTTAGAAGTGCAGATAATCCTGAGAACATCGAAGGATTTGGTTATGCCTTAATTGTAGTTAATGAAGCTGGAATTGTGCTGAAGAACAGAAGCCTCTGGAATGAAAGTATTCTTCCGATGATCTTGGATTATAAAGCTAATGTGCTTATTGGCGGAACGCCGAAAGGGAAAACAGTTAAGCGGAGTAATGAGAAGCATCTTTTTTTTGAGTTGTTTGAGCGTGGAAAAAACACACCCCTTTCTTTCCCCTCTCAAGAGGGGATTAGCAGCGAGTGGAGAAGTTTTAATTATAGTTCTTATGATAATCCTTTGCTTGACCCGAATGATATAGATGAGTTGGTTAAACAGATTAGTCCTGCACTTAGAGACCAAGAAATATTTGGGAAGTTTATAGAGAAGGAAAGCAGCGGAATAATAAAAAATAACTGGTGGAAGTATTATGAAAACGAGAATGATATTTACAGACAGCAGGTGTTTAAGAAAGTACAAAGCTGGGATACAGCATTTAAGAAAAACCAGGAAAATGATTATTCGGTTTGTACGACTTGGGTTTATACTAACGCTGGCTTTTATCTGATTGATGTTTGGCGTGGAAGGGTTGAGTTCCCGGAATTAAAAAGAAAAGTAGTTGATCTTGCGAAGCTTCATTCAGTTAATGAGATATTGATTGAGGATAAAGCAAGCGGGCAAAGTTTGATACAGGAATTACAGAGAAATACTGTATTACCAATTAAACCAATAAAGGTTGAAGCGGATAAAATAGCGAGGGTGCATAGTGTTACACCTTTAATTGAAGCGGGTAAAGTTTATCTGCCTAAAGAAGCGCACTGGCTTAAAGGATTTTTAGATGAGATGGAAGAATTTCCAAATGGTGAGTTTGATGATACTGTAGATAGTGTATCGCAGTTTTTGAATGCTATGAAGGTAACGAGAACACCGGACGTTAGTGAAGTGGTGCATTTACCGAGAGGCAGAATTAGAACGAAATACTGGAAGTATAGAAAATGTTAAATGTTCAAGGTTCAATCTTCAATGAAAGAACAAAGAGGAATTAAATGGCAGCAATAACAACAAGCAGGACTATTACAACTGATCTTGCAACAAGGGATAGGTTTGATTTGACTACAACCTATACAAATTTTTTACCTGATCCAGATAAGATATTGATTGAGAATGAATATGATTATGAGATTTACCGGGATCTTCTTCTTGATCCGCATTTAATGGCTACGATACAACAAAGAAAAATGCAGGTGATGCAATTGGAATGGGAGATTGAAGCGCAAGGGGCAAAGAGCATAGGGCAGAGGGGAATTACAGAAGAGTTAGAGCAGGTTTTTGAAACTATAGATTTTAATGAACTTGTATCTGAGATAATGGATGCAATTTTCTTTGGATATTCTATTGTAGAATTGACCTGGAAAAAAGATGGGAAGATTTTAAGACCTGATAAGATTACAGGCAAGCCTCAAGAGTGGTTTATCTTTGATAAGAATAATGAACTGAGATTAAGAAAATACAAACACGGATTTTATTTGTTTGAAGAAGGTGAAAAGCTTCCTCCTTATAAGTTTATACTAACACAACATAAACCTACGTTCACAAATCCTTATGGGGAAAAGATACTAAGCCGGTGTTACTGGCCGGTTACACTAAAGAAGGGCGGAATAGAGTACTGGCAGTTAATGATGGAGCGATATGGAATGCCTTATCTGATCGGGCGTTATCCGAATACATTTACAGCAACACAAAAAACTGAGTTCTTAGAGCAGCTTAAACAGATGGTAGTTGATAACATAACCATATTTGATGAGGCACTTGGGATTGAGTTAAAGGAATCACCGCAATTTGATATAGGGCAGTTGTATGAAAACTTAGTGAAGTTCCATAACAGGGAAATAAGCAAAGCTGTTTTAACTGTTACATTAACTACTGAAATTGAAAAGACTGGCAGCTATAAAGCAGGTGAAGTGCATAAAGAGATGCTTCAGTTTTTGGGAGAGAGTGACAGAAAGCTTGTTGAAACATCACTAAATAAAATTATTGATTATTACTGCGAGTTGAACTACGGAAATATAGAACGACCAAAAATAAAATTACTGGATAAAGAAAAAGTGATTGAGGAAAGCGTGGATAGAGATAAAGCTTTAACTGATATGGGAGTTAAGTTTAGTAAGGAATATTTTATGAAACGTTATAAGCTTAGTGATAATGACTTTTCACTGAATGTTTAATGCTAAATGTAATGACAAGTAAATCAATTTAGTTGGGGGTGTGCGAAAGCGTGAGCCACCCCCAACGCTGAATTACCGCTGTGATTATACCAATGTAAGGTGAACTGATAATGTTCTGTGCCGAGTTTACATAAGCCAATATTATTGGACGGTAGATAGAAATACATAGGTAAAGTTAGAAAGATTAGTTTGTACAATAATATTTCTTATGTAATACTGGCTGTCAATGGTCAGATGAGGTGAGGGAAAAATGTAAATCTTATAACGCAATATATGATCCTGGTTTTTGGCTTGTTGTTCATTGTTGGTTGGAAGGGCTGAAAATTGGTTATCAATTTTATGAAGCAAGTTTGTGACGATTAGAATGTTAAATGCTCAATGTTGAATTTTCAATGAAGACACTTATGAATGACAATGTTAGCTTTTAAGTTTGCGGAACCTGCCTTCATTAATCATTACGGCAGGCAGGTTAGTTTATTTAGCGAGTGTAAAGAAAAAGTTTGCGGCTAAATGTACTAATTATGCAATCTTTTTTAACGAGCTAATTAAACAGCAAACTGTGCTTTTAGCTGAATGAATCGAAGGAGCGGAATCTAGTGGAGTGATAGCGGAACAGTAAAACATTTATGAGTGCAGCAGTTGCCCTGCTGCCAAAATTAAATTAAAGGCAGGGATAAACTGCTTCACGAATGGCTGAAACCTGGACTGTGGAGCTATCAAGTAACGAACCTGCCTGACGGTAGGCAGGATGGAGCGTATGAGTGATTGAAGCTAATGGCAAAAGCGGAGAGAATGTAAAATGTAGAATGTATAATTTACAATGAAGGTGAAGACAAATAACAATATGCAAATATTAAACTTGCTGAATAGTGTTGGTATCAACACCAGCCCTTTAGCCCTGCAAGGCTTATTATTCAAATGAAGGTAATTCAGTGCTTATTGCATTAGCAATTCTTAATTTTAGTTCCTCAGAATAATCTGCTTCATAAATTATTGATGTGATAATTCCTAATAAAAAGTTTCTATCAATTACACCAGCAGCTAAATGATAACTAATATTTTCCATCTCGCGTATAAATTTGCTGGTAACAAACATATATCCATTATCCAAAAGAAATTGTGCACCTAAGGTAATTGAGATTCTTTTATTGCCATCTTCAAAACAATGAAATTTATTTGCACTAAAGACTAGGTGGTTAAGTTTTTCTTCAAAGGTTGGATAATAATCATCATTTTGAATATGCTGTAAAACGCTTTCCAATTTTCCTATGTCCAAAATACCAACTGAACCACCACCACTAACTTGTACAGTGAGTTTATGAGTTTCAATGACTTTTTCTATCGAAGGATAAATCAACTTATTCCCGTTCTTTAAGACGTTTGAAAACATCTTTCATTTCTTCAAGACGCTCAGATAAATCTTTACTCTTTTCACCCAGAAATCTTTCAAAATCTTCTTTTGGAATTGATGCTACATAATCTTTTAAACGTAAATGTAAAGCATCTCTAAAACCAAGATCTCTGGATGCCATTTTAGTACGAACATCTTGCAATTGGGGAACCCATAATCTTTGATTTTCAAAATCACTATAAAATTTGTCAACTTCAGAAGGGCGTAATTTTCGACCAAGCTTTGCATATTGATCTCTTAGCACTTGTGCAAAACCTACTTCAAAACTTGAAATAATTAAAAGGACTTCACTATACATTGTGTCGCGAACATTCTCTTTAGAGTGAAGATTTAAAATTTGGCGATATTCCTGAGCATTTTCTTTGAATATACTCTGATAAATTTTATTCGTAAAAATTGGATATTTTGCTTTACCCATTTCAACATAATCTCTAAGAGCATCAGTAAATTCTTTACGATAATCCTCACCACGTAAATAATTAACAATAAAATCTTCATCACGCTGATTTATGTACTTAGTACCGCCGCCAGTTTTTTTATTGACGGTATCTATAACAATATCAAGAATGACGCTACGTAGGGTTTTAGCACGCTCACTTTCAGTTAAAAGCATAGCTAAGTTAAGAAAAGAGCGGAAGTTAAAGATGCCGAGATTAACTACTTTGTGAACGACATTGATGTCGTCCACACCCGTCGATTTAATAGCTAACTTAAAGTCCTGTAAGCGTTTACCGCGTAGGACTTCGTAACCATTATTAGATAATTCATTTGAAAATTGTTCTAAATAACGATCAATAGTGCGTGGATCAACTTCAAAAAAAGCTGAAACTTGATCTTTTATAAACTTATATTCATTCTCAAAAAGGATACCGATTAAACCAACAGCTTTACGAATCTCTTCTATTGCATACTGATTGTTTAGAATATTTTGTCGATCAATTTGAGAGTTTGTTAAATCTTTAGACATAATGAAAAATAAATTTATTGATACTTATAATACTAATTTTTGCAATCAGAATTCGGATTCATCTTCTATAAGATTATAACATCCTGAGTTGATCCAACTTTGTGCATTACAACTTGCAGGGCTAGTATCCATTAAGATTTTAATAATATCTAATTTATCTTGATCTAAATCAGGATTAGTTGTACGCCAGAGTGATATAAAGAGTGTACTACCTGAGCCTAATACTTTTGATAATAATTGATAAATTTCTTTACGAAAGTGTTTTGATAATTCTTCTAATGCTTTTGAAGCATTAAAATTTTCCGGTAGTTTATTTTCTTTTGGTTTTATATTTAACTGATAAAAACGACCAAGAGTAAATTCATCAATTTTTAATACTTTTAATAAATGATCGTAATTAAATTCAGTTTGTTTTTCAAAAGACACTTTGCAGAAATCTTTATAAAAAACACCAAAAGCCACGAATAGTATTTTTAATTTAATGAGTTCAAGATTATTGGAATATGAAGTTAGGTTTAATTCGGATAATTTATCCCAAACCTTTTGAGCGAATGCAACTTCTTTGTTTGTGCCCATAATGTTAAACATAGAAATAGCAGCATCTTTTATGTTAGTCCAAGTTAATTCTTCTTCATTTATCACCATCGTATCCAAGCTCATTGTAAGACAATTTTTTTAATATTTGCTTAATAAACTTAAAATATCTGACTTTGTAAGAAATTTATTATTTGGAATAAAATAAGTAGGATAAATTGTATTCCATTTTCTTTAATCATTTACTTTCTTCTATTCCAGACCGGTAACAACACTCCCCAAATTTTTTACCACTTCCACAGGGGCATTGATCTTCTAGGGTGATTTGATACTCATAGGAAATAAAATCAATATCCTCATCTCTAAATACTTCTCCAGGATCTGTTTTCATTTCTTCTACAGAGGAAATTCTATCTTTTATTTCCGAAACCCGCTTCTCGTCCTTTTGTGGCATTTCTGTCTTTCTGTAAAACCACCCTGGATTCCAAGAAGGCAAATATTTTTTCCACATTCTGTATGCTAAACACTTCTCGTCATTCGGTGGCTCTAAAGAAAAATTTGTAGTCCACTCCAATTTTAATTCTTCATCTTCTTTTTCAAGTAAACCAATGATAAAATTCAAATCAGCTTTGAGATCATCACCGTCAATAAATGTTTGGTCATCTGTTAATAAAAATGGAGCTAAATCCTTATGAAATTTATCGCGGGATGAGAATATATTACAAAAGGGTAAATAATATAAATATTCGGAATCGATTCTATTAGTTGATCTTGTGGTGATCAAATTATATACTATGCCCAATCTAAAAACAGTATCAATTTTCAATGTATAATAAAAGTAAGGTGCAAAATCCTTTATAAGTTTTGAAGGGCTACACTCCCACCTATAAAATATTTGTGTCGCTAAGGTTTGATCAATCCCAAATGCTTCGATAACTCCAGCAAGTATCTGTTGTTGACTGATGGGATTATTTATATAATTTTCAGAAATCGCAATAAGTGTAGGTATATCTTTACATTCCTTCACACTTTCTTTCACTTTAGCAAATTGTTTTTTTGCAGACTCCAAATCAATTTCTTTTGTATAGGCCCTCCATTCAGCCGCAAGTTTTTTCTCTGCTTCGCTAAAATTTCCTTTTTGCCAATTTCTGACTGCTTCCTGTTCAGGTAATTCAGACATAATTACACCAATTTTCCCAGACTTGTCCTTAACTTTTTTCCCACCACCTACGAGTGGTCTCCGAGAATCTAAATAATCAACTCCCATTAAAGATGATACAATTAAGGAACTATAATGAACGTTATGTGCATTGTCTTTTTGAATTAGTTTATTAGCAATCTCAATTACTTTTTCTTCATTCAATGCTTCATCTTTGTTTGCTTTTTTAAGATCAGCCAAAATTTCCATTATAAGCACTGAAGGAATATTTACATAGTATAATTTATTTAATAGGATTAGCTCTTTTTTTGAAAGAGCTTGAAGGCTTGATTTATCTAATATTATCGTTGGTCCCATAAATAGAAATGTAACATTAAAATTAAATCTGACAGAGATTTAGTTAGTGTTTACTCGCTAAATATCTTATTGATTGCACTCTTCCATTCATCACCAAATATTACTTGAAACTCAAATTGCTGCTCTGGAAAATCCAATCCAAGTTCATTCCATTTCATCCTAACACCAACATCGTTACAAAGCTTAAATACATTTTTCTTATATGTTGTGTCCTCATTTTTCAAATGAATACCTTTTGATTCCAGCACGAAAATACTATCATAATCATTTTGTTTTTTGGCTTTACCGGATGCAATGAAATCCGGATAAATTTTGTGTTTCTTCCAACCTTGAATACTATAATCTTGTCTTGAAATATTTCTATACCACCAGAGTAATTTTTCTTGTTCATCAAGATATAAAGCTACTGACTTTTCTAATTCATTTAGCCCCTCCTCAGGAACATACTGGAGCAGACTTTTCATCAAGGGCGAATTATCACGACGTGGTAATGACTTATTACTCCTGATTGTTATTCTACTAGGTAAAACGAATGCACCATTTTCTGTGACTAAGAAGAAATGCAGTTTTTTATCATCAAGTAATTTTCTGAATACATCTTCAGCTAACCTATCTTTTTCCTTCTCGAGTATCTTTTTCAATTCTTCAATTATGAAAACAAAATTTGATGCTGTTTTTTCTTTGCCGTCTTTCTTAATGAAAATGTTGATTGCTTTCCTGCCAATATCGTAAGCAATCCAGGGATTTGGAATAATGTCAATAATCTGTCTGGTTAGAAACACTTCATTTATTTCTAGTGTACCTGATTTTATTACTCTTTGATGTTCCTCGAGAAAATTATCACCGTCAGAAATACCATAAGTTATTTCTTCTTCTTTTACTTTGAAATCTGAAAGCGAAATGTCTACTAAATTTGTAAGCTTAATTTTATTCCAATCAATATTCCCAAGTATATCCACGTCATAATTTAGGTCTCTCCAACTTCCTTTTTCTTGCATCACAAATTTTGGAAGATATATCTTACCCTCATATCTTTTGAATTGCTCGCGATAAATTATATTTCTTTCTTGTAAAATATCACCATTCACAAGATCACCCGATTCAACAGCTATTCTGCCGGCTATGTCTCCCAATCCTTCTGACTCAAGACCAGTTTTAATATTTCTAACGAGCTCGCTTGCATTTTCTCTGAAACAAAAAACGTAGCATTCATCTAATTCTTTAATTTGAGTTTTCCTGGCATAAGGTTGTCGTAAAATTCTTCCAACAAGTTGAGTGATGCTTAATTGAGATGTGGGATTAGTAAGTATAGCCAAAATGTAGGCAAACGGACAATCCCATCCTTCTTGTAATGCTTGCTTCGTAATAATATACCTTATTGATGTTATATCGGATAGGAGGTCGATACCTTCTATATCATCCTTTTCACTCGACTTAATTGCAATTTGCTCTTCCGGCACAGAACACTTTTTAATTAAATACTCTTTTACATCCTCGGCGTGAATAAACTTTGCAGTTCTTTGATCTTTACCAGTTCGTTCAACCTGGATAAGGATTATGGGTCTAATATATTCGTTGGTATTTGCTTTATAATCATTCGCCTTCTTTTCTAATTCGTTTCTTCTTTCAAACGCAGCTAAAAGTGTGTCTTCCCATTTTAATGTCGATTTATTTATTAAATGTATGTCCAGCTTAATCATATCCTCAGAGTGTAAATCTTTGCCAGAAACTTCAACTAATTTATTTGAATATGGTGGGGGAGTTGCAGATAGTTCTAATACAATCGAAGGATTAAAATCTCTTATTGTTTTTCTGGCTGTTTCACTATAAGCTTTATGCCCTTCATCTATTATTACAATCGGTTTAAGAATCTTAAGTGTATTGCCCAAAGAAGTTTTAACAATTCTCCCAAAAAATTCCTTTGTGGTGCCAAAGTGATCTAAGTTTGGAAATTGACGGAGATAATTTTCGTGTCCATCATAATCTTCCTCAGATGGAAAAAAATCTGTAAAACCTCCCCGATCCTTAAATACTTTAAGCGTTTCTTTATTTTGTCTGCTTGCAGATGGCAACATCAGTAGAAGTATTACAAGACTCTCTTCAATATCCTGTTTAGTGAAGATGTCATTTTTTTCTTTAATAAGAGTTCTCCCACCGCTTGATATATCGAGAACTTGTCTATATGGATGTTCTCTGTCTCTTAACCCGGATAAAGTTTGTCTGTAAATTTGCGTGGATGGAACTATCCAAAGGACTAAGCCGGTTTGTTTTTTAAGATAAGTCTTGTTTATAAGATCTATTGAATGACAGGCTAATAAAGTTTTGCCTCCACCAGTTGGAACTTTCAAATAAAAATCAGGTAAGGGCTCTTCCAAACCATTTTTCTTTTTTGTATAAGCACCGCCTACGATTTTTTCCCAGGCTTTTGATGGAAAGTCAAACTCTCTACCGATTTCAGGATCTACTTCGAGTGCTTTATAATATTTCTGACGAGATTCTACAAGAGCATCCAAGTAACTCTTTACTTTTTCAAGAACCGTTACCTGATAAGATTTCAATTCCATTCGGGACTATTCCTTTATCCTATAAATTTCAAATGGAAGCTGACAATATTCAATTTTCAGATTTAAGAGGGTATGAGTATCAACGTATTTTGCAGGCGCAAAAACTAATCGCTTCTTACCATTTTGTTTTCCGAGAGATTCAGCTAACTTAAGTGTCAACGCAGTGTGCCGCAAATATTCTATGTCAGGCTTGTAGAAAAGATATACTTCATAATCTTTTGTCTCACCAATAAAATTTTTCCTTTCGTTAACTTTTTTAGGATTGAATTGTTCACCAGTTGCTGTATAAAACACATATCGAGCAAGATCATTATACTCAGGTAAATTATTCCCTTTTAATATGTTCTCCATCTCAATCGGCTCACCAAGTTCAAAGAAACTAAAATGGGATTTCTTAAAGATGTTAATCTGACTAGACTTTGAAAATCTTAAAAGTCTTTCTTTTGCTATATCAACTATATATTCGAGTTTGGTTCCATCATCTAGTACAAAGGGTTTGTCTTTAACAAGAGTTTTAGTTTCTCCTTTTTTGGGTTTATTTAATTCAACACCAGTGATTTTGTTGACATAAACCTTTTGTTTAATTTTTTCAGGAATTTGTATCAGAATATATTTTCTATTTCCTTCATCCTTTTCATTCAGCTCAATTGTTGCTTGGGCTGTTGTACCACTGCCAGCGAATGCATCCAGTATAATATCATTCTTTTTGGTAGCTATCTCCAAGATCTGCTTTATTAACTTAACTGGTTTAGGATATGTCATTGGGCAAAAACCAAATATTTTTTTTAGGTCTTTTTTCCCATCACCAGTAAAGGCAAGCTTGTGGAATAACGTTGAAGGTTTTCTCCCATAAGATAAAAGTGTTCCGTCTTCATCGATAACAACTTCTTCCTTCTGCTCATTGATATATTGTTTGTAATAAACCTCCCAATCATCTTCATCATTCTTTTCAAATACAATTCTATCTTCACTTATTCTTTTATTAAATTTATTTTCATCACAGCGCCATCTGTGTTCGTCTCCAATAAGTAATGTGCCATCTGGGCATTCAATATCATAATGAAGTCCAGGTCTATCTCCTATACTGAAATCGTTAAGATTTCTTAAAGTGTGTTTCCCTCTAGTTTGAACAAAGTCATCTTCCAGATCGTATGTCTGAAGCATTCCTTCTGAAGGTGGAAGATTTAAGACCCTGAACTTATGATGTTTAATATCTCTCGCATAAACAAGCAAATATTCGTGTGCTACAGCTATATGTGCGGTGTCGTTACCACCACCTGCGTTTTTCTGCCAAATGATTGTGGCCACATAATTCTCATCACCAAATACTTCATCAAGTAACAGTTTCAAATTATTAACCTCATTATCATCTATTGAGACAAAGATGATCCCGTCTTCTTTCAAAAGCTCTCTTAATAACTTTATTCTTGGCATCATCATACACAACCATTTATCGTGTCTTGTTAAATCCTCTTTATCAACAACTTTCCCAAACCATTCTTTAATCATTGGGCTGTTCACATTATCATTATAAACCCAGCCTTCATTACCAGTATTATATGGTGGATCTATATAAATACATTTAATCTTGCCAGCATAAGTTGGCAGCAAGGCTTTTAATGCTTTTAAGTTATCTCCGTGTATTATTAGGTTATCGTGCAAACTTACATTATCAGTTAGGCTTAACTCTGGTTGCGGTACCAACTGGTGATATTTTACTGCCAGATGGTGGTTGTAAACGAAGGATTTACCTTTGAAGTTTAGTGTTGGCATAATTTATACTTTAATATTCTTTATTGACTTTTATTATTCATCCAGATCATAAGATGATGGAATCATTCCACAATAGCTTAGAAGTTCCTTAGACCATTGAATACATTTTTCCTGCGACCAGTTTTTATCGATATACAAATTATTTAATAATTTTTCTCCTCCCTTGATAAACTTCCTTCCATCACCGTGATAGGGTGTTGTATTTATCAAATAACCCTGTCCCTTAGTCCAGAATCTTATGGGACACATTGAAGGTTTTAATTTCCCTTTTCTTATTAACCAGTTAGCGGTTTCAACGAGAACACCTAATGAATTTTTGCAATGAATTCTGTCACCATCAATTGTTATTATTCGTTCAACGTGCCTTCTTGTTCGCCTAACTACTGTCCCGCCTGTGGGATGCACACCAGTTGGTATTTCCTGTCCACGCTCTCTCGCATTATTACAAAATCTATGAGTTAATCTCGCATTCTCTGGAATAGTTTGCCCACCTTTCCAATACTGTTGAATATGATCTACCGCAGCATCATCTAACGAACTAATTTTATTATTACATAAAGCACAATATGGATTAGCCTTAAATAATTTTTCTTTAAGTTTTAATGAAAATAAGCGAGGCTCCCTATCAGAAATATTTACAATCTCATCAAGCACCATATTCCATTTTGAAAACCTTGCAGTTATTGCTTGCTTTGAGCTAGTTGACAATTCAATCGAATCTACAAACCCCTGGTCGGAAGTCATTAAATTTATATATGCTTCTCTGATAGCATCCAGATTCTGATATACTTTATTTTTATCCCTTCTTGCAAATGAATCCATAAGAATATCATATAGCGATGCATTAAATTTCTTTGGTTCCCAATATCCGTTAATCGAACGAGAGTCACCCGGATAAAATCTTTTGAAAGCGTGCTCACCTAACATTGATTTAATTGTTGTTATCGCATTCTTGAAAGCAATTCTTAACTCCGTAGCATCCCTATCAGAGATATTTCTATTCTTCTCCATCTCAGTGTTTAGAAACTTTTTAATGGGAGATTTGTAATTAAGGTAAGTGTTATGATAAAAAGAAGCAAAACGTAGGACTAGTTCAACATCCCTCATTCTTTTTTCTGGCTTTTTTATTCCCAATAATTCCTGAAATATTTTTTCCTGCGATAATTCCCAAAGCAGATCGTTGTACTTCCCTCTGTAAATACAATTTCTTAATTCCTGATCATTCAATGATACCGATCCAGTGTTTAGTCTTTCAAAGACTTCAAACTTCAATTCTTGATCAGATTCTTTTCTAAAGGTTATTGTTCTAATTTTGTAATAGAGAATTTTTTCTTGTAATTGTTCCGGTAAATCTTTGAAGTATTTACCTGAAAGTTCAGTGAATACATTAAGTCCGGCTAATCGAAACTCTTTACCAAAAGGCAATTGCGGGTCAGGAAGTGTTCCATTGATAAATGAAAAAAATGAAGTTAATCTCTGTTGGCCATCGATAACATATTCTTTTCCGTCTTGTTCCTGGGATAAATAAATTATCGGAAGAGGAATGTCCAGCAAAACAGATTCTATCAATCTACTTGCTCTTCCAATATCCCAAACAAATCCTCTTTGGAAATCTGGCTGAACATCGAGTCTACCTCTTTTCCATTTTTGATGAAGCGAGGTAACTTCCGGATCACCCTGATCAGTAAAAACGTTACGTTTGTTGCTTTCAACTACTTCATCTGATTCCGCAGTGGTTTGTTCGATACTAAGTTCGTTATTGTTTTCTTCCATTACCCAAGCCATTAAAAATGATCGATAAATAAGTATTGCAGTTGTATTATTATTTTATATTCCCACCGAATCGGTACCCTTGAGGCTAAAAGAAGGGATGTTTAGCAAATCGTATAGCTGATCCTGAAACAACCGGGTTAAAAATAAGGAAAGAGTATGAAAGAAGGTAGGGGGAGTAACTAACTTTCTTCCCCGGTAAATCGGGATCTTCGATTTGATCAGGATCCCGATATTCATCGGGACAAGACCTGCCTTTTCCGGCAGGCAGGCTGCAAATGAAATAGTTAATTGTTCTTTTCTTAGCATAAGAAAAGAACCAAAAGAAATATGCACTTTAAAAATAAAACTATACGTACTTTCTTCTTGATAAGAAAGTACCAAAGAATCAAGACTCAAAATCTTTTACTAAAAATGAATTCCGTTGCACTGAGGCGAATGATATCCACGATAGAGCAATTTGCATTCGCCTTTATACGTTTCACTACATTCATTTTCTTTACGCAAAATATTATATGTCTTTATAATAGAAACGAAAATCATTTGATGTCGATTAAACATTATAGTATTTTTTTTGTACGAGATGTAAATCCAACCTTGTAAATAATCTATAAGAAAGTTACTTTTACATCCCCGATAAATATTCGGGATATAGTAAGAAATAGTAAAAAAAAATTAACTATTGTTTTAATATCTTAAAATTTATTGAAATTACGCTCTATTTTTAGTATATTTAAAAGCTTTAATAGGAACAATATGTTTTGAACACAAAACAAATAGATTCTCTAAATACTGATTTTAATCAGTACAATTCTTACAACTCTAATAATATTAACACAAATAATTTACAGGAATTTATGGCCAACGGTTTTATAAACCCTGATCTTATTCCTAAGACTGGCTATGGTAAAGTTATCATATCCTTTCATAAGGGGATTGTTGTGGATATTAAACAAGAAATATCATTAAAACCCAGCGATATAATAAAGAACTATCGCAAACCTGTCATCAAATAGGAAAAAGTTTATAGTAATTGAAAGTGAAAAAATCACGTTTACTATAAACTAACTACTTCTCAAATTTCCAAATCCAGGCAGTGAAAAAATCACACCGAGGGTAAACGGGATAGCTATATCTATTCCGATAAGATAAGTGTGTTAAAATAACTAAAAGGATAAAAATGCCAAATAATATTCTTGTGATGACCTATAATCTCAATTTCATCATAAAGAGACTTGAGCAGTTGATTTATGATAATGTGGATTATGAGATTAATGAAAAATTAAGAATGATAAATGAGAAGATATATGAAATATCTGATCTGGTGGAGACGATTGAAGTGCTGCTGGAGTGAGTGGCGAGAAGTTAGAAAATGCTCAAGGTTCAATTATCAATGTTCAATGGTGTAAGAAGTGAAACGAAAAACGGGAGACGAGAGAAGTCAAAGTATGCAATAGACAATACGCAATAGGCAAACAAAGTAAGACATAAAAGCAAATAAATAAATTATCAATCTAATTGGAGTATTGATGCAAGACGCATTGAATAATATTAGTTCACAGTTAAAAACAATGATCAAACAATCACTACAGGAACTATTGATTGTAGAGACGGTAAAGATAGAGTTGATGCAATTTAAAAATCAGATAATGGCTGCTTATGAATTGACTAAATCAAAATCATATTTGATCTCTATAGACTTATCATTTAATCATTTAATAGATTTTTTCGGGCCAATGATGGATATAAAAAATATAGGTGCAAAAGAAATTGACGCATTTATGAAGCACTTAATGATAAAAGTACCTAAAGGTTATAGAGTTTATTACAGAACATTAAAAGCGGTTTTTCAAAAGGCAGTTGACTGGGGGTATGCACAGGAGAATCCGTTTAGAAAATATAAGTTAGATAAACGACAGGTAAACAAACCGCATTTTATAACCGAAGAAACGCTATATAAAATAGTTGAAAGAATAGAAGGGAAGGCTAATAAAATCGGGTGTGACAAGAATAAAAGAAAATCTCTCTTATTAATAGCTGATATAATTTTTACTGCATTTTATACAGGTATGAGAATTAATGAACTGATAAACCTAAGATTTAAAAATATGAACCTTTCTAAACGCAGAATTACGGTCGGTGATGAACATTTTACAACAAAAGGTCGTAAGCAGAGAATCATACCAATCTGTGATAAATTAGAAAACAGATTGGAGCAAAGACTAAATATTAAAAATAAAAATGATGAATTTGTTTTTGGCATAAGCGCTAACAGAACATTAACAAAGGATTATGTTAGTAAAACATTTAAGCAGATATGCAGAGATCTTGGAATTAGTGAAGAAATTAGATTCCACAGCCTTCGTCATTCATTCGCATCTCACTTAGCACAGCAGGGGGTTAGTCCATATCATTTAAAGGAATTAATGGGGCATTCATCCGTTACTACAACGGAAATCTATGCGCATTTAAATGAAGAAGTTCTTGAACAAGCTATTTCAAAATTTAATTAGGGAGTAAAATGAATAGAAGAAAAAAATCTAAAAAGCGAAAAGATATGATGTGGTATAATCCGAGATTGTATTGCAGTAATAAAAAACAAAAATCAGCTATTGAAAAATTGGTAGATGCTATTTATCCACAACTTGATATAGAAAAGCCACACTATAATACTAAAAAGAAAAAAATGGCACTAAATGTAATTATTAGCAATGTGTACCAGGGATTTATAGTAGACAAATTTGTGGCTTTTCCATTATACAGGGGGTATTATACCACACTTACAAATCAGAATCCTGTTTACAATACTTACCAATATATAGTATGCGGTATAAAAGCACTTATAAATTTCAAATACCTTGAGCATAAGCCACATCATTACCATTATCTATATCCTGATGATAATACGGTTAGTGGAATTAAAGCATCAAAAAAACTTATTGATGCAATAAATGAATACACTGAACCTGTGAACGTGGTGCAAAATTATTTTGACAGCGGAGAAGTTTATACTTACACTTTTAGTACTGATGAATTAGTGAATTATGATTATAGGCAAGTTGTCGAATTAAAAGATGCCAGCCCCGAAAAAAAGCTAATGGATTACAGACCCAATAAAACAAGCCTGGATTCAAAAAAATTTTTGGGCGCGTATAATTCGTTTATGCTTGGATTTGATGTGAAGATACCTATGAATAAAGTAAATCCAACCAAATATCCTTTACTTAAATATTATCCAGCTAATACAACAATAACAAATCAGCAATCAGAATACACAACAAATATGACAGTCCCATTAATAGGATTCTGGCAAATTAACTCTGTTCTTTATAAGAAGTTAGCAGTTGTGATTAAGCGTGTGTTTAATAATGGCGTTTTCACAGAAGGCGGGCGTTATTACGGTGCTGAGTATCAGTTTCTTTCTGAGGAAGAGAGAAGCTGGATTACGATTGATGATGAACCAGTAGTTGAGATAGATTATAAAACTTTTCATCCAAGGATTCTTTATCATAAAAAAGGGATAGACATTAAAGGAGATCTATATCTTATGGCTAATCCGGAAGTTGAACTGAGACCTGCGATAAAGAAAATGATGAATATGATGATCAATACAAAAACTGATTTTAGAGCGGTTAAAGCATTTGAAAAAGAATTGTTAGAAGATGAAAAAGGGGGTGAAATACAAACCGCAATGATAAAACACAGAGTTGATGTCTGGGATTTAACAAGAATGATACACACGGCACATAAGCCAATTGAAAAATACTTTAAGACTAGTATCGGAGTTGAGATACAATACGAAGATTCTGAATTAGCGAAGAGCATATTGATTCATTTTATGAACAAGAAAATACCGTGTTTAGTAGTACACGATAGTTTTTTAGTGCAGGAGAAGTATAAAGATGAGTTATATGAAGTGATGATGACTGAATATGAAAAAATGTTTGACTTTAAACCTGAGTTAGAAATAAATGAAAGGAAAGAAACAATATGATTTCGATGTGGCAATTACAACACGGTGAAAAATATTATTGGTTTCAGACTGATAATAAAGCAGCTGCAAATAAGATGAAACGCAGGAATAAGTTCCGGTTAGTTTCTTATGGTGTTAATTGTGATCATTGGACTTTTGAGGCAATATTTACCCGTCCTGATATTGCAAGAAATGCACTAAAAACACTCGCAGGGAATGCTGTGAAATATGATAAAAATGATGATGTTTATTTTGCACCTATAAGAATATCGGATAGCGATAATTTGGCTGCTTAGAGCATAGGGTTTTAGTCAATATCCTACGCTATGCTGTATAGAAAAATGAGTGCTGGTTTATGGCCAGCACTTTTTTTATAAAAGACTGATTGCATTTGATAAGCTGCTTTGTGTTAAGTGTGAATATATTTGAGTTGTTTTAATATCTTCGTGGCCTAAAAGCTCCTTTACAACATATAGATTAACCCCTTTTTGAACTAGATTACTTGCGAAGCTATGACGCAATGAATGAAAGTGAATATCATCATTAAGTTTTGCAGCACGTAACGCTTTTTTAAATTGCTTACTTACATAGTCCTCGTTGTATTTGATGTCAGCTTTACGATTAAAGATAAAATTATCACAACTTGAATTATGCTTTATGACTATTGATGCAATACGCGGATGAATAGGAATAATTCTTTCTTTCTTGCTTTTGGTTGTGAAATGATCTGAATTTTTAAGAGTTATAATATTTTGCTGAGTGTCTATCCAAGAAGATTTCATATTTAGGATTTCTGCCAATCTCATCCCGGTAAAGAAAGCTACTGAGAAAATATTTTTTAATTGTATGTCTTGAGTTTTTTCTAAGATAAGGTTTAATTGGTTTTCAGAAATGAAAACAGGATTTGACTTTGGTACTTTAGGAGCCTTTATTTTCTTTATTGGATTGTCTTCCAGGTAATTCCAAACTACAGCTTTACTAAATGCAGCTTTTAATGTACGATAATATAGAGCTGCAGCTGATTTAGATTTGTTATACTTAGCAATAATAAAATTATCAATCGTTTTTAGGTCTAACTGCTTTAGTGGAATATCGCCAGCATACTCGATTAAAAATTTAAAAGCTGGCTCAATTGATCTTTCAACATAGCTTTTAGAGAATCTTAGTTTTGCGTAGTTGAGATATTCTTTTTTGAAGTCTGAAAGTTTGAGCAGGGGAGAATTAGTATTTTGTTTTTCCTGATTACCGGGGATAAAAGAATTTAAAAATTTAGTTGCTTCGTCTTTGTCGGATGTTTTTGTAGAGATTGTTTTACGCTTACCATTTAACTCGTAAACAACCTGATAAAACTGAGAACGTTTAATTTTAGTTAAGAACAT